CGGTATGCGCAGTAGAAGCGCTCAATGAAACAATGTCAGTCCAGTCGCTAAGGTCACATTGTCCCCATGAGTTATCACCGACCGCATAAACAGTTCCATCAGATTTAAGCACTACTGAGTGCAAATCGCCGGCACATACGGAAATAATACTTGCTTGAACGAGCCGTTGTTTTGGTTCACCTGCTTCAGGCTCCTCTAGCGTTATAGGGGTCTCCATTGGTTTGCTATTTGTTGTGTGAACTGCCTCAGTCACTACATAACAAATTTCTCCAGCATGCTTTCCATCAAGGATCTTTACTTTGCAGGATGCTAAACCATAACTAAGGAGTTCTACCTGCATGCCCGCTGGAGAAAAAAAGAGTTTCCCATCATCAAGCATGTTATTAATCGCGTCAGTATCGTTTAACTCTACATATTCAAAAAAAGTATCGTAGTAACTTTTTGTTGTAGCACACACAACTCTCTCTCCATCAAAGCTCAATGTATATGAGCTTGTTTTGTTTGAACCGGAACTGTGATTTGAACTAGTAGCGTTACTACTGTAATTGCTACTATTCTTGCTACTATTGCTACTGCTGATATCATAATCGCGGCTTGTGATTGAACTCACGAAAAAAACTGTCACAAATAACGTCAGCAATACGAAAAAAATGGTCATGGGTATTCTTGCTGATGTAGTTTGCTTTTGTAATTTTTGCTTTTTTTTATCGCCTTCTTGTTTCGCTCCACAAAGATTGCAATAAACACTTTTATCTGGAATTTCGCCGCCGCACCTGCTGCACTTCATTGTTTCATGCCTCCAACAACAATCATAACTTAGGAGATAATTCCATTATACATAAGAATCGTTCGTATTTATAGTGTATTTTCCTACTTTTAATGAGTTTTTTGAAGCAGTAGCCAAATGTACAATTATATTGAAAGTTGGTGAATGCTGTGGATATTGATTTCAAGGAAGTGGGCGCAAGACTTTCACGCCGCCGAAAGGTTCTCGGCTTGAAACAAACAGAGGTGTGTGAACGTTGTGGAATCAGTGACAAGTATTTATCAAACATTGAGTGCGCACGCTCGGTGCCAAGCATTGATGTGCTGGTACGAATCTGTAATGTTTTAGAAACAACCCCTGACGCAATACTACTAGGCATTCGTCGCAAGACAACCCCAGATATTGAGGAAGAAGCCATAGCATCTTTAAAAAGATTGAACGACAAGCAGCTTAAATTCGTTAAAGCATTTATCAGTTTGCTTTCAGAACAAGGCTATAACACTTAAGCCCTAATAATATCCGTTTAATCAACCCCTTAGGCATGCATCAATCTCAAATCATCGGTGTTGAAGTCCGATCCTTCGCGCTTTCGCTCTTTTGCCTCAATGGCATTCATCAGTCCTTCAAACCAAGACGAATATCGATCACGAAAGCCTAGGGTATTAATCTTATCCGTTAGGGTAATTACAGTTTGAATATAACCACCAATCCATCGATTTCGTCAATAGAGCTTGATTGATCTATTTCATGCCGAAGGTTTTCATGAAGCTCATCCAATAAAGCCATTACTTCAGCGCATTCTTCCTACCTTACAAAGCAACTAATGATGAAATAAAAAAAACAACAAACCAAACTGATAATTACTAAGGCTTTGAAGAAGTTAAGCGTTTTAGCTATATCTTGTAATAGTTTGATTTTTGCGATTTCTGCTCGTCTGTCGAAAGCGGAATCTGATGGTTCCGCTATTAGCTTTTCATAAAAGTCCTCATTTTTACCGGATTTTATATCACGACTTTTTTTAACATTCATTTTTCTCATCCCCCCCCCTTTTTAGATCAATATAGTATTTTCAACAAGTACTTGTCAATCACGTTTTATTCCACTTCCTTACGTATCTGCGCAAGTTCAACCTCGGCATTGTCGGTATAAGGAGATTTTTCGATAAAAGTCTTTTTACTCATTGCGCCTGCCGCATACTGCTTTGCAAGGTCGTTGACTGTTGCGGTGTTATCCGTCGGTCTATTGTAATTAAATACTACGTCGAGGCTATCAAAATCCACATCGGAAATCTGATCTCGCATCAATTTTCGCATAGCTTCCCATCGGGTATAAAAGCCCTCCTTGAGATATGCCGCTGTGCGCTTACTCTTGTTGTCAAGTTGCGTAAATAGCAGCTTTAGGCTCACCTCGCTAACGTTAGATACGTTTCCATTGAACACCACTGACGGCACTTGCGCCACGGCGTACAACTGGTTAACTAGTTCATGTAAAAGGAGTTCTACCGTTGCGTGGTCGATTGTGGCGCTTGCATAATCAAAGCGTCCACCATCCTCAAGGTTGATCATCGCACCCACCATGTTTTTATCGATACTTGTCACGATTCTCTGCCCGCTTGAAACGCCAAGAGGGTTTAAAGACAGTGTAGTAACAGCGTCAACTGTCTTGGAAAGCAACGCCTCGATCTCATTCACAATTGGTATTAAGTCCTCTATAACGCCAGCGCCAAAAGCACTAAACTCCGCCTCTACGCCGCTTGTATAGTGAATAGGCAGCCCCGTTAGATTAACGTGCTCGCCCGTTTTCACAAGCGCCCCAGCGGGCTTCGTGGCGTATTCCGTGACACGTTCCGCTTCATAGAGGGTATAGAACTCGTCGCCTGTGATTGCGTCCTTCCAGTATTCAAGAAAAGCGTGGTATACGTTGCGATCATCATATACAGGATAGGCGCACAAATTATCAAATACCTTACTGCAAATAACCCCGCGATTACGATACACATACTCATAGGCATTGCCGTACTGCGTTAGAGCGTTCACTACGCGGTAATCCGTCAAGGCATAATTAGATGCTGCATAAATCGAATTAAACTGCTTCACGGCCTCGTCTGCGCCCGTCAACGTGGCAGGATTGCCGACAAGATAGGCGTTGTGGAAATCGGCAATTGCTTTGCATGTTTGCAATACGGTCTTTGCGGTCTTGAGCGTTTCGCCCTTGAAAGCAAAATCCTTTCGGGCAAGAACATCATGCCGACCATCCATAAAGTCCTTTACTTTGAGCGCTCGCGCCATCAACCAAATACTTTCCCGCGTCTGTGGGATGCTTTGAATATCACTCAGATTCATACAAAAACCTCTTTCATTAGGCGTACCAAACGCCAGACTTAACCCCCTGCAAGGCAAGTGCAAATGCAATCACGCAATCGTCGCCCGTTTTACCCTCATGCTCAGTTCTGCCACTTTCCTTGGTAATAAAAGTTTTCATTTCGGAAAACAATGTTTTGCTGTTTATCCATAACCGACCATTCTCAAACAGCTCCACAAAATCACTAATCATCAGCGGACGGCTCTTCGCGTCGGTAATCCATCCGGCACGTTTCCTAACAAGTCCTGCACCGTCGTACTGCCTGCTTTTATATAGGTTGGAATAGTGGTAATCGTTTCGCATTTTATCCACGACAATATGCCCCGCGCTTGCCTTTTCAATCACACATAGTGCATGATTGTAGTAGACGGCAAGGGCAAGTAAAAGCTCGGTTAGTCGATATGGCTTGATTGTGTTACTGCAAAATTCTGCGCATTGATAGCAATCTGCGTCCACAACCTCAATCACACTTTTATCAAGCCCAACGCCCTCGGAAACATCTACGCCGATAAAGTAGCGAACTCCCGCTTGAGGCAACTTCCAGAAAATTAGCGGATAGGGCATGAACTGTTCTGGTGCTTTGATACTTGTTTGAATATTGGCAAGTAGATCGTGTATATGCTCGGCGCTGAACACGTTCCTCCCCGTCGTTACATACGCCTCAAGCGGATTCGACGGAAATTCTTGCCGAAATTCTTCCTCGCTGCTGTTGGCGATCTTGAGCCGCCGCCATACGATTTGGTCAAGGCTTGCACCCACGTTCATCAAAGAACGTTCCTGTTCTGAAAGTTCGTTCAACTCCGGCAATTTACCATTAACGCACTTGTAGTGGTTGCAAAACTCTGCATACTCTGCGGCAAACATACGCTTGTCCGTAATCCATCCAAAGAAAAACGGCTTATACATATTGTCCCCACTCTCGGCTTTGCTCCATAGCTCCGAAAAGTGATTCAGACCGTTTGCGGTGCTTTCCACAATGATTTTTCCGTCGGGGCGTAGGGCTTGCTCTATCGCAAGCAGATTTTTGCGCGCCCTGTTGGATTCAAAAAATGCATATTCCGACAAGTGTACAAACTTGACCGTCAACCCTCGCGCTACGTCCTTTGAACCATTGCAGCACACAAGAATGCGGCTACCGTTAGCAAATTTCAATTCGCTGCGATTGTTCGCCACATCCTCCATACGGATGCCATCGGGGATCTCACGATAAATCGTTTTTAGCTTATCGAAAATGCCTTTTGCACTGTCCTGCGAATAGCTCACAAGGATGCACACGGTGTCACGTTCAACGTGGCAGTAATACAAAGACAAGGCGCAAGCAACGGACGTTATACCTAACTGCCGCGATTTCAGTACAATATTATATTTGCCCATATTTCCTATTAGCTGCCGCTGCTCAGGATTAAATCGAAATGGTACAAGCTGTCCCTGCTTGTCTACAATTTTTAAAAAATATCTGCACCATAGGATAGGGCTATCCATTATTCTCTTGAGCTTTACGGCGGCCTGTTCCTGTTGCGTCATGCGTCACCGTCCTCCACGTTTGGGATGCTATTAAGCAGTGCAAGTAATTTGCTTTCCATACCCTCCGCAAAAAGAGCCTTGTTAAGTTCCAACAGTGCCTTGAGCGAGTTGTGATCCGTTTCGGCTTTGCGTACATATGTTTCATGTAGATCAAGAAGTTGCTGCACGTTTTTTCGTTGCAGTAATTGTCGGACGGCTGCTTGCACATTGCCCTCAAGTAGCCATTGCTGTGTCTGTTGCTCCGTCAAATCTTGTGGAAAGTTTGCAATATTTGCTTTCAACTCTGAAAACGTGTTGTCTTTCGCCTCATAGTTCAAGCATTCCGGCGCATACCGCCAGAACACATATGCGGCTTTACACGATGGCAAAAGGCCTTTGACTTCCGCCACAACGTCTATTGCATCGTTGCTTTTTATGTTTTTTGTGCTTGAACTTCGTTTCAAAGTTTTCCCCTTAATAGAAAAACCGTTCACAGGCCGCATCAACGGCGTATAGAACGGTTTGGCATAGTTATTTGATTGTGCTTGCGCTTATGCGCTTTTCAGGTATTCCTGAAAGATCGTAAGCCGATATTCCGGCTCGGTGATATCCAGACTTTTTAACCTTTTCTGCAATGTCTCAGCGTCGTTGTGCGTCGCGTTTTGCATAATCTCATCTACATCAATGAGCAGCCATTGATCAACGAAAAACAAGTATACGCTACCTTTGGGGTCGTCGTTCTTTGGTTTTACGTCAATCAGTAGATGCCCGCGATTCAACAGTCTTTTTGCGACCCCGCCGGACAGAATTATTTTTCGCTGATTGTTCATTTGCCTTCTCGCTTTCTGCGGCTCGCACCGCCGCCCTCTCCATCGATAACTGGTACATGCCCTTCATTATTTGCTGCGACAATTCGGGTGAGAATACCCGCTCACCGCTTTCAATCAGATAGATATATTGGTGCGACAAGCCGCAAGCGTCGCCTAGCTCCCGCAAGGAATACCCATAACGCTCCCGCATTGCCGCCAATTCCAACCGATTCATATTGCGTTTCCTTTCTTATTGGGGCGGTCAACTTGTGCCAACCGCCCCGTAAAAAGCACGATGTAAAGCCGTTGATTATTCTTCAAACAATCGTCTTTGCGATTACAGCGACTTTGGACGTGTCAACAACCTTTTGCGCGGCATATGTATCCGCCGTGACTGTCGTATAAAAGGTAGTGTTATTGTACTGCTCGACAAATTCAATCGCTTTTTTCAACGCATAGGCGAGACCGCCCTTCTTGAGAACAATCGTTTTGCATTCTGCCGTACCGCTGACCGTGGGGCGATTTGCGTTGTCGGTCAGCCGGACGGGAATTCCGCGATAGAATCCAACAATCTGTCCTGTGACAATCCCCGCACCACTCGTCGTATAGGTCTTGCTCTCAGAGGTGAACGCGTCCATGCCAAGAAAGCTGCTAAACAACTTGCTGTTGATGAGGATGCCCAAAAACTCGTCTGCATTTTGCTTATCACCAAACAATGCTAGCGCATTTTCCACCTCAGTCTGCGTGATAGCGTCCGCTGCGGCGGTTGCGCTCTTGAGCGTTGCGTTTTCATATGCTGTAGTCGTTAGGTCGGCGTCAAGTTTCAGCGCCATAGCATCCGCAAGGTCTTTCAGCCCCATATTGGCAAGGACGCGCCCGCTCGTACGCAAGGTGTCCTGATGCCATTTTACAGCGGCGGCAACGTGGTTAATCGTTGCACTCGTGCTGTCGCCGGAAATCTCGTTTGCAGTAACGCTGCCTTTTACCTCTACAACGGATGCAACCGCGACACGGGTGTATGTTGGGAAGGTAATTGCACTACCCTGCCACTCAATATCCGGCACATCGTCAGTAATATTGTCGGCCAATTTGCCGATTACAAGCCGCTTATCAATTTCTTTCAAAAGATATGGCGCGGCAATTGATGGAACGTAGATAGCCATTGTAATTTCCTCATTTCGTTAATAGTTCGTACAGTTCCGGATTTTGTGCGTAAAGCTCTGCCTGTTTGGAATAGCTCATAGCGCTAAAATCCTCTTTCGTGATTGTACTGCCACCATCCTTGTGATCGGCCGGAACATAGCTACCCTGCACCCCTCTGAAAAGGTCTGACAGTTTGGAAATGTCCGCATCGTCACGTATAAGATCGGCAAACTCTGCGGGTACGTTGATTTCTTTAAGCGCAAGCGTCCGCTCCCGTTTGGACAATTCAGCCCCCCGCTTATCAAGTGCAAGATCGGATTCGCTCTTGCCTTTAGGCTTGAGTGTGTCGCGCTCGTCCTCGGCTGTTTTCAGCTTCTTGCTGTATTCAGTTCTTACTTTGTCGCATTCGCTCTGAACATAACGATCAAGTAAGCCCTGTACCTCAAGTTTTGAGTAGCTGTCTTGTTCAAGTTGATAATCCATGATTTTTCTCTTTCTTGTAGGCACTGCTCCGCCCTGCATCAGTTCGGGCAACGCCGCCAAATGTTTTTTAAATCAGCCTTTTGCTGTTTCTGAAAAATTAGGAGGCAAGCATAACGTTCAGCTCACACACCACAAAACCGTGAAAAACATTGTTTGCGTCACGATAGGCAAAGCTATCATTGACCGTATCAATGCCATATCGCTTTAGTTCATAGGGCATATCTACGTTCGCTGCTGTGAACGCGTACATTTGTATCGCATAATTATCCGGCGCAACCTGAAAATGCGCTGGGATGTACGCAAAGTAGCGCGATTGTTCCATTGCTACGCCAGTATCGTTGCGTGGGACTTGCTTCACTTCAAGGTATATCGGTACATCCGCACCGCCCGTTATTGTCGTCCATAAGAACTCAGTATTACCCGTATTGGGGTTTTCACATTCTGCCCCAACTTGCAAATTGGCTGTCCTGTTACAGCGGACTGCGTCAGCACGTCTATAATCAACGTTCTCAACTGTTTCACTGTTCAATACAAGCATAGCCACGCTGTTGTAGTATAGAAGC